GTGGCGCAGCAGGCGTGAGGGCGCGAGGCCCTGCACTGCTATGAGTTCGTCTTCTTGTAGTCGCTGGAGCTCTTGACGAGTGCGACGCCGAGAAGCGTGTTGATGGCTGCGATGATAATCTGGATGGTCTGGTCAATCTCCGTGCCGAAGCCGAAGCCCCAGATTTTGCTGAGTGCCGTGTATGTGGCGTTAATCAGCGGAAGGATTACGATTGCGACGATCTTGAGGATGTCGTAGGTTTTGTTGCTCATTGGAATCATGGCGCCCTCCTTTTTGGCGTTCTCGATTATGATCTGGCCCTTGCGAACCATCTCGGCTTTGACTTTGGCGTACTCTTCGTCAGTCAAACCGCGGCGGTTGGTTGGGTCGCCGTTGCCGCTTGGCTTCACTCCAGGCTCGTCCTGCGGTTTTTCTGGCTCGGACGGTTCTACACTCGGCTCGGACGGTTTCGGCTCGTCTGCAGGCTTCTGGACGGCCGTCAGGGCATCTTCTTTGAAGCCGTTGGTGATTTTCTTCGTGAATGAATATTCGGTCATGAGGAAGGTCTTCCCGATCGTCTTATTGCGGCACTTGCCGTAGATGTCGATCTCGGTGTCTTTGCCGTAGGCCTTGATGGCTACGAGGTCGTTGATGTTGGTCTTGTTGAAGTCGTAGAGGTGGGTGTCGCGGACTGTGATGTATGTCGTCGGCTTGCCGAGCTTCTCCCATTCGAGCTCCGCCTTTGCGTCTGGGTAGTTGATCGCGTTCGCGCGTCGCTCAAGCTCTCCGCTCTGGAGCCTGCTATATAAATGGTCGCCTGGGCAGAATGTTGCGCTCCAGTCGCGGTGGCCGGTGAGTGTTGGGTAGGTTCCGTTCGGGTCAAAGTGCAATTTGCCGAGCCCGTTGCGTTTGGCGATGTCTGCGCAAAGTCTGACCAGCGTGTCGAATGAGCCCTCGCTGACGTTCCAGTCTGGGGCTCCGGTCGAGTCTGTGACCTCGATGCCGATGGTGCATGAATTGCCGAGCCAGTCGCCGCAATGCCAGGCCGTGAATTCTTCCAGGACGTACTGGTCGACTTGGTTCTCGTAGATGCCGTACTGGGCGCTTGCATTGGTTGCTGGGTTCTGGAATGTTCTTGCGATTCCGTCGAAGTCTGTCGTCGCTGCGTGATGGACGACGATGCCGTGGATCGTGTCGCTTCGGCCGCCTGTGTAGTTGCTCGGGTCGGCCCATCTTTGTCTTGTTACAAGTGCTGATTGACTCATTGTGATGCTCCCTTAGTTGCCTTATTGAATCCGTTGAACGACACGGACGCCATCGCAAAGCTCGCCCCAGCCGAAGTAGGAATTCGTGACGGAGTCGATGCTCGGGAATTCCACGCCGTCCGAGTAAATTCGGCCGTGGTCCCATGCTGCGACGTGGCCTGCTGGCGTGATGTTGTAATTCTGGTAGTAAATCGGGCAGGCGATGTAGTCCGGCGGCGTTTCGCCGTGCAGCGTTCCGCCGTTGGCCTGCGCCACCATGTCCTCGCGGGCGGTTGCGTATGTGCCCGAGTAGATGTGGAAGCCGAGGCGCGTGTTCTGAAGGCACCAGCCAGGAGTTGTGCCCATGTCTGCTGGGTAGAATGGAAGGACCTGGCTCCATTCTTCGAGTGGGAGCGGGCTGGTCAGCATCTCGATCTTCTTGATCGCGCGTGTGCTGTAGATGTCAATCGGGAAGCCGTGCTCTTGGCGTTGTGTGGTGTCGAATTCCATGAAGAATTCTTGCGTGTCTGCGACTGAGTTGTATGGCAGCGGGATGATGGCCCACCAGCTGCCTCCCGTGACGATTGGCGCATTCGTGTCGCCCGTGTCTTTATAGGTGATTTTCCAGCGGTGGATTCCGACGTATCGCCCCGCGGGCGCCTGGGTTGTGAACTTGTGGAGGTTCACGGTTGATGGGATTGGTTGCGCTGTTTTGAGCTCACGGATCTCGCGAAGGAGTGCTCTGTATTCTTCTTGCATTATTTTTGGATGCTCCCTGCCGACAGCGTGAAGTTGCCGGTCGATGTGATATTTACCTTAAATGTCGCCGTGACGGTTGCGCCTGGCGTTTCGTTCCATGCTGGTCCGATGTCTGCAATGATCGCAGCTTGGTTGTCGACATTGAGCGGAACGAAGCCGTCAAATCGGAATGGTGATGTCGGGGCCGTGTTTTCGGCTGACGGCATAAAAAGCTGAGGCAGGTCCGAGTCGAATGTGATGTTCACGACCGGGAGCGTCGAGGGGTTAGCGTGGCCCCACTGGTCGGCGGTTGCGGTCACGGTGAGGTTGATGCTCTTGGTGATTGTCTTAAGTGTCAGCGTGGATCGGCGTGGCGACGTCTTCTGTTCGATGACCTCGCGGCGGAGGCTCTTGATGAGCTTGTCAAATAGATTCTTCATGGTCAAACCTCAGATTTTTCAGGACGCTCGAGCTGATGATGTCGTATGTGAGCGTTTGCGGTCCGCTCCAACATTCGAAGGCGATTGTGACCGTCGTCGAGCCGGAGTCGACCGAGTAGCAGGCAGAGGTGAATGTGCCGGTCGAGCTTCTGGACATTCCCTCGATGAATGGGTGCTCCGGTTCGCCGTCTGCGATGTCTGCCTTGAAGTACTGGATGCGCGTCTGGCTCACGGTGTGGGGTTGCGTGATTCTGTAGCGGAAGAATTTGACCGTTCCGAGCCCGCGATCGTGGACGGTCTTGAGGTCGCGGAGCTCGCTCTTCATGCGCATCAGATTCTTCTCAAAGAGCGAAGTCATGACGCTGCCCTCTCAATGATTGGCGTGATGCTCTCAGCGCCGTTTGCGCTGACTGTGACCTCGATGGCCTGGATTCTGAACCAGCCGCTCGTTGCGCCGGTTGGGTCAGCGGTGTTCTCGAGGTAGATGGTGTCGCCGATCCAGATGCCGTACTCTTCGGTCGGGCTTGGTGGGGTTTGTGAGCCCGTGAGGGTGATATTCGGCTCCCAGAAGCAGTTCGATGCCGTTCTTAAATCCGCCGCGCAGTGGTGGTCTAGTGTCGATTGTCGGCTAACGCTTGAGTATTGGGTCAAAGCCTCGACGTAGCCAAATTCGGCCACCGCTTCGCTGTTGGTCGCTTCGCTCGTGATGACCGTGCTTTTTGCTGGGTCGGCGCTCGTTTCGCCTGCCCCGAGCGTGATGATGTGACTTGCGAAGCCCTGGACCTCGTCTGCGCTGATGGTCGCCACCGACTGGCCTGCTAGGCGTGGTGGGTAGTAAAGCTGCCAGCTCGTGATTTCTCGGCCGAGCTGGTTCGTGATGTAGTACTTGCGGTCAGGCTCGAAGATGACGTCGAAGATGCCGGCGCCGTCCATGTTGTCCGTCATCTTGGTGATGGCTTCCTTGACGCTCTCGTAATTGTCGAAGGTTCGCTGGACTGTCGGTAGTTGGACGGAGTGTGCGCTGTCGTAAGTGAGCCCGTATGCCTTGCCGGCTGCTGCTGCTCTTGCTTCTGCGAGCTGGATCCAGCCGTCCACCATCGCGTCTGCGTGTGCAGTTTGGGTGGCGGTTGGGTGGATGTAAACGCCCGCGAGCAGGTTCAGATATCCATCGAAGCGGAACTCCAAATCTGCCGAGGCGTTGTGCGGATTGTATGCCGGCCGCGTTGCCAGGAAGCCTCCGGCGACCGCTTCCCCGTTTCGCACGACTCGGATGTCGAGCGCGTATGGCTTCATGAGCTGGTCGATGCTCGTGTTTCTGTCCTCGCACCATTTTGCGAAGATTTGGTCGTTTAATGTGAAGTCGATTTCGTCGATGCCGTAGTTGGTGCGGCAGCGGCTCCACTTGAGGTTTTGGGCGATGTTTCGCAAGTCGCCGATGAGCTGGCCGTTCAGTCTGAGCTCGAGTTTGTATTGTGCCGTCTTGATCATGGTGCGCCTCCTAACCTACGACCTCGTTCCAGAAAATCTTGGAGTTCTTGGTCGTGTTTGCTGCCGTGTAGCTGACGCGGTTTGCGCCTGGCTCGAGCTGTACCCATGAGCCGCTGACGTACTCGAAGACGTTTGCGCCCTCAAGCGTTGCTGTCTGTGCGCCCATGTCGATGATGAGCTCCTGGTTGGCTGGCACGGTTCCGTTCCATGTAAGCGCTTCGCCCGTGGTGCTGTTTGTGAGTGTTGGGTTGGTGGCTGGACCATAAACGTGCCAGACCGGGTTCGCGTTGTCGACGCCGTTGACCGTGACTACGATCGGGCCGCCACCTGTGCTTGGTGCGAAGACGTAGCCGCCTTTCGACCTCGCTCGCGAGTATGCCTCATAGGCTGTCCTATTTGAGCCTTTTTCGAGCTGGACTTTGTCGTATTGCCATGTGTCATTAGGCTTTGTATATAAAGCGACTCCCAGAGAGGTCGCGTTGTTTGGGACCGTGAAAGTGACCTTGGTATCCGGGTATGTTACGCCCTCGAGGTTTGTGTTGGGGTTTCCTCCGGTGCTTGAATATGTCGTGTATAACGAGCGGCCGCTCGGCGTGTTGCCGGATTGTGTCGTGATCCCCTCGCATGAAAGCGTGTATGTTTCCCCGGGCTTAATTGGTTCGTTTGGACCAACCTCTAAGCGCCACATTACGTAGTGATAATTGCCAGTCCCGCTTGTGTACTCGATGAATGTCTTGTCGCCGTCTGCTCTTTGCACTGTATGTATTTTTTGGTAAGGGACCGCGGTGTTGTCGAAGAGGTTCTTGCCCGTGTGGACGTAGGTGTCGCTCGTGGCGCCCTTGTCATCCCAGACGAGGCCGCCGTCCGCGATGTTCGCCAGTGACAGCGTTGCATCGTATGAGTAGATCTCGTTGCCTTGCGCGTCTTCGTTGTAGGAGTAGTAGTTCACGTCCTCAAAGGCGAGCCCGATTCGCCACTTTGGCTGGAATTGGTGGAGTTCTTGGACTGCCGGCGCTTCTGTGATGTATCCTCGGTCACGCTTGATTGCGGTTCCGTCCGGCATGATGTAGACCACCGTGTAGTGGTGCTGCTTGCGGAAGAATAGGAAGAATTCGCGGCGCTTCTGCTCGACTGTCTGCTTGCTCGTGGTGCCGTCACCGATGAAGCCCTCGAAGGTCTGCGTTGTGGATCTTCGGACCTGGCCTGCTAGGAGCTGGCCGTCTGTGCCTTGAAGTTCTACCACGTCGTTTGCGAATTGGTTCGGGTTGAAGTGCTTCTGTCCGGCTACGAACTCGTAGAACCCGCTGCCGAGCAGGAGCCGTTCGCCGTCATCGCGCTTGATAAGTGCGAGGATGTAGCATGTGTCATTCTGCATTAGATTGCCCTCCTGATGCTCGTGACGAGTTCGCGGCTGATCTCGTTGATGTCGAGCTTGTTGTTGATTTGGTTGGTCATGTAAATGTTGACCGTGCGGCCGCCTGTGAGCTCGCCTGTTGCGAATTCGTCGGCGATTGCGCCTGCAATGACTCTCGCCCAGCCGTTGTCGTTTTTAAGCGGTATCACGGCTTCAGGGCCTGCTTCGCCGATGATTGCCGGTGTCGCGCGGTTGACGATGCCGCCTGTGGCAAGTTCTGGGATTCTCCCGATTGAAACGGAGCCAAGGTGGTTGATGTTGACGCCCGGGATTGCGTTGATGACGTCTAGTGCCATGTTGACCGAGTCGATGAAGCCGTTGATCATGCTGTCGATGAATTCGAAGACCTTGTTGAGCCCGCCGATGATGATGTTGCCGATGCCCTTACCGAAGTCACCCGCAAAAGTTCGGAAGTTTTCTTTGAGCGATCCCCAAAGCTTCCCGATTAGTTCGCCGAGGGATTGGATCAACGCCTCGAAGACTTGTGGCAGGACGCTAATTATCGCCATGAATAGTTCGAGCGATGCGATGACGACCATCTTGATCGTGTTCGGGTCTGTCAGGAAGGCAGTGACGCCGTCGATGATTTGCGGCAGTGCCAGAATGAGTTGGTTGAGTACCAGTGGGATTGCTCGGACCAATTCGACGAATAAAGTGAGCGCTGCTTGGAAGATTAGCTGGAGATTCTCCGGCTTCGTCAGCGCGGTTACGACTCCGAGGATTGTCTTGACGATTCCCTCCAGTAGCTCTGGGAGCCTTGTGATAAGCGATTGGACGACCATGAGCGCCGTCTTGAGTACCGCGTCCAGGATTACTGGTCCGTTGTCTAGCAAGACCACGGCCACGTCCATGATTGTGTCTGCGAATAATGGGATGACCTGTTCGATGATTGTCGGTAGTGCCTTGACTATCTCAGTTGCGATGGCCTTGATTGCCTTTGCGATGTTCGGAAGCAGTCTTTGGAGCATCTTGCCGATGTTCTGCGCGTAAGCCATGGCCGATTTGGTCATGTTGTCGAAGAGCGCATTGAAGTCTGCGTTCGGATCCGCAAGCCCGCGCGTGAAGTCTTCGATGCTTGCTTTGAGCATCTTCTGCGAACCGCTGATTGTGTTGTAGGCTTCATTGATGGTCGTTCCGGCGATGCCCATGTGTTCTTGGACGACCGCGATCGCATTGACCATGTTGCCGAAGTCCATGCTTGTTGCGTCGACCGTGACGCCGAGCTTCGCCATCTCGTCAGTCATCTGGCTGGCGTCTGCGATTAAGCGCTCCATCTCGCCTCGGGTGCCACCGTAGCCCAGCTTGAGGTTGTCGAGAAGCATGAACTGTCCACGGGCTAGGCCTGCGTAGGCGCTCTGGATCATCGTGATGTCCGTGCCAATCTTTGCCGCGTTGTCGCTCATTGATTGCATCGCGCGGTCTGCGAGTTTCGCTGCTTCTTCAGCGTTCTCGCCTGTGGATTGCATGAGCGCTCCTGCGAGGCTGTTTGCCTGCTCCAGGTAAGTGTTGGCGCTGATGCCTGCTGTTTCGAACGCTCGGTCTGCGTTCGCCAGGACGGTGTCTGCTGCGTCCTTGAAGAGTGTTTCTGTGCCACCGACGCTCTGCTCGAAGGCTGAGTAAAGCTCGCTTGATTTGGCGGTGATGGCTGTGACCGCCTTTGTTGCGGCTGCAACCGCTACTGCTGCTACTGATGCAGCGGCTGCGCCGATGCCTTTCCCGATAGCTCCGAGTTTGCTCTTGGTCGTGGCTTCTGCTGCGCTCAGGTCCTTTTTGAGGTCCTTTGAGTCGGCTCGCAGCTTGATGACCGCTGTGCCGATTGTGTTTGCCATTTGGTTCTCCTATTTTATGAATTTGTTGAGGAGGTCTTGTGCGATTCGCAGCGATTTCGGGGCGTGGCCGTTCTTGTCTGCCGGATTGTTTGCTCCGGCGTTGGCGCTGTAAATCATCGCCAAAAGTGGAGCGAGGAGTTGCTTCTCTCGATCGCGCTCTGCTGCGATCATTCTCGCCATTAGAAGTTCGTCGATGTCGCCGTTCAGCCATGCCTTGTAAGCATCAAAGCCGAACCGTGCGATCATCTCGGCCTCGTAGGCGTCGCAGTTGTCGTAGGGCTTTTCTGGTTCTTTGCCCCGCGCGTTTGATTCTGCTAGCTCCTGTTTTTCCTGGTCGGACAGGAAGTCCGACAGACGAACGAGGTTTTGCGCTTCTGGGAGCGCCTCTTTGCGAATGTTCGCAAGGGTCTGTTCGTCTGCCGTCATCTAGTCTGACTCCTACTCGCTGACGTCGTCGTAGTCGAAGGTTGCCGCGTTGAGGCGGGTCTTCTTCGTGATGTTCTCGACGCCGAAGCGGTAGCTGCGTGCTGGGTAGCCATCGTTGCCGTGGCGTGCAGCGTTGTAGACCTGAGGGTTGAGGTTCAGGGTCACGGTTGGCGTTGCGCCGGTTCCGAATTCGAGCGCACCGTCGATGCTTGGGATGCAGCGTGTGAGCTCAATGTCTGCCGCCGAGCCATCATCGCAGATGCCCTGTGCGATTACGTCGAAGTACTCGCCGTCGCCGCAAAGGTTGGATGCGTCGTCCGTGATTTGGCCAGCATCGCCAGCGCCTGCGTATGTTGCAGCCGTGAAGCGGTTCATTGCCTTGCCGAGCTGCTTGAAGGTGTCAGCTAGGAAGGTAATCGAGCCAGCGAATTCGCCGAGGGTTCCGGCGATTGGTGCGCTCGTGGATGCGACGCTGGAGTTGCGTTCTGCCATGCGTGGCGTGATGGTGACGCTCATGATCGTATCCTGACCGAGCTCGTCTGGTTCCATCGTGAAGCCAGTCCAGCTTGCATCTGCTGCGCTCTTCTTGCGGAAGATTAAGCGGCGGAGCTGGGTGATTTGTGTGGTTGGCATTTAGTCCTCCTGTTGGTTTGTTTGGTCGTAGTAGATTTCAGCGCTTGCCACTTTGACGATGAGTCCGTTGGCTGTCACGCCCTGATTGCTTGGGCTTTGTGTTGGCCTGATTCGGATGTTCTCGTAGTGGTAGCGACTGTCGCCGACGGTTCCGCTTAGTTCGCAGATTCCGAGGTTCGCTCGGATCCAGTCGATGATGTCGCGGAGCGTTGTTTCGGTCTTGGTCTTGTCTGCGAAGGCGACGTAAAAGTCCGCCGTGGCGCGTTGGTTGAGCCCGTGTGGGGTTCCTGCTAGGCTTGCCCCGCGCGTGACGATCCAGACGCCCTCGGCTGGCTCGCCGTTCTTCTGCAGGGGTGCTTCTTCCCAGAAGAAGTTCTTGTCGGTCTGGAGTCCTGCGACTCCGTCCGCTGCCATCTTCTGAAGGATTGCGAGTGTGATCATCAGATAACTCCTTTGAAGTATCGCTGTTGCCAGTCACCGGCCATGACCTCTTCGAGCGATCGTTGCATGTAGTGTTCGGTTGCCGGGTTGCGGTTCGGACCGCGTTCGCGCAGATCTGCGTAGTCGACGAAGCGGTTGCCTTTGAAGCCCTTGTTTGCTGCGAAGACTGGCGCGGATATTCCACCGGCGATGATGTCGATTCCGTCTTTGCTCATGTTCTCTGGCCTGATTGAGTTGCGGAGTGCGCCTGTTACGTAAGGGGCGCGATTGACGGCCTTGTTGCGGATGTCCATCGCCATGTCGACGATGCCTGCCATGAATTTGGTGTGCATCCTGGCGAGCTTTGCTTCATCCCATGTGAATGTGACGCCAGCGGTGACCGTTCTGTTGTCGCCGCTGTCTGTGAATTGCATCTCGCCTTGCATTTAGGCCTCCTCGCTTCTTCCTGTTGGCCGTAGTTTGAGCTCTATGTGCTCCAGTTGGCCCGTGTGCTGATTCTTACCTGCTCCGGCGTCGATGATTGCGTAGACGTGCCCTGCTGGGCTCTTAATCGCATAATTTGCGACCAGTTCGCTCGTGTCGGTCGTTGGCAGGTCTGCTGGTACCGCGTAGAGTAGCGTGTCGCTTGCGATCGTGGCTGCGCTTGGTGCGTTGCTTTGGTCACCGTTGATTCCATCATCGACAATGACTCTGACGTCGCTCGTCTTGCCGAGCTTGTTGCCTTGGATTGTGCCGTAGCTCATCTCGCCAATCTTCCAGGTTTCGATTGCGTTCGGGAAGGCTTCAAAGACGTCCATTGCAGCAGTGCCTCTTTGTTCGTTCGACGTGGATCGTGTCGCCGCAATCGCTGTATGCTTCGATTACGTCTGCGAATTGCTGGTAAATCGCAGCGAAAGCGTCGGCGGCAGTCGGTTTGCTGAATTCTACTGTAAAGTTGCGCACGCTCTTGCGCTGAACCTCGCCGGATGCGCTTCGGTTTGCGATGACTGCGCTGATGAAGTATGCGGTCATCTCTGCCAAATCATCCGGCAGTGGTTCTGGGAGCGTTTCAAGGCAGAGGAACCGCGCGAGGCGCTTTGTCGCCGCGGTCTGGATCTTCTGCCACTCTGCGTCTGTGTAGCTGGCAGTCGAGCCAGTCCAGAGCTTGTAGTCGTCTTGCGTCATGGTTCCTCCTTAATGCCTTAATTACTCGCTAGCTTCGGTGAGCGTGATTGCGACAGCGGACTTGGCTGCTGCGAGGGTGCCCCAGCGTGGGGTTTCATCGAGCAAGATGTCCGTGTTGGTGCTGGTGTCGAAGTCTGCGCGGACGCGGATGTTGCGCTCACCACCGTGCTTGTAGGCGCGGTCGACGAGCAAGATTGCATCGACGCCTGCGTTGTCCATCCAGGATGGAGCGTAGACGCGCTCGACGCCTAGGATGTCCTCGATGCGTGCGCCTGGCTGTACGAGGTAACCGTTGGCGGTCTTCTCGAGGCGCATGTCGGTGATTTTCTGGCCCTTGACGATGAGAATCTGGCGACCCTCAGTCTTGATGTTGCCCTTAGCGGTGGTTACGCCATCGTAAAGGTTGCCGGCGACTGAAACGCTGGATGCGAGTGCGGTGCCGATGCCAGAGTTTGCCTGGCAGTCTGCGAGGACGCTGTAAAGGCCACGGGTGCCATCGAATAAGCGATAGTCTGGATCGGTGCCGGTTGGAGCCTGGCGGCCATCGCCGATGATTGCGGCGCGTTCGAGCTCAGCGATGATGGCTTCGACCAATTCGCGGGAGCGGAAGTCAATGAGCCATGGGTTCTCGTAGAGTTCGGTTGCATCCAAGTCGAGGCGCTTGTAGACCATCTTGACCAATGCGTCGCGGACCTGGTTGGTTACGCTCTGGTTGACCTTGGTGTCGCCCTTGCGATGACCCTGTGCGCGTGATTCGCTGGTGAGTAGGTTTACGCGGAAGCTCTTCGCTGCGATGAATTCGAAGTGTGCGATGATGCCATCACTCTTTTCCAAAGCGTCGACGAAGTACTGTTCCACTGGTGCTGGGTTTGGTAGGCCGGTGATGCCGTCGAGGCTCATGTGCTGAGCTGCGACCTGGCGCCATGCTGCATCGAATGATGCGCCAAGGCGACCAACCTGCCTTAGGGTGTCAGCGAATGCCTTGTGGCCGGCTTCGCTGTGTAGCCAGTCGTATTTGACCGCTGCAGCTTCCTGCTTTGCGGCTTTGTCCTTTACGACTACAACTGGGCTAGTGAGTTTGTCAGTCGTTGCGACTGCTTCTGTTTCTGCCACGGTTTCTTCCTCCTGTTTGGTTTCTTCTTCTTTGGTTTCCGATTCCTCGGTCGCTTCCTCTGCTGGAGCTTCGGTTTCAGCTTCGGCTGTTGCTTCTGCTGATTCTTCTGCATCTAGCGAGTCTGCGGTTGGCTCGGTTTCGGATTCCGGAGCATCGGTCGTGAATTTGTCCACGATCTGGCTCAATTCCTCGGTAAGTGCGCGTTTAAGTGCGACGTTCTCATCCGGGGTGAGGTTGTCTGTGGTGTTTGCCACGGTTTCTTCCTCCGATTGGTTTGTTTGGTTACCAGTTCCGTCTTCGCCGGCCCCTTGGCCCTGTGGTTCCGTCGGTTTCTGGTCGATTGTCTTAGCGCGCGGATCGTTTCCTGTCAGTACCATCGAAATCTCGCGCAGGATTCCGATTGGTTCGGTGATTTCTTTGCCGGTTCCGTAGTAGCCGTCCTCGTACCACTCCATGCCGATGGAGTAGCTCGCGTCTTGGCTGATTGCCCAGGCGTGGTCAGCGAGTTGATCGCCGTCTGCGAAGTACATCCGGGCGTGAAGGCCATCTTCTTCGAGCCAAACTTTGCAAGAGCCGAATTGTTTCTCAATGCTTGGCATGAGCTCGCCGTCAATGACTAGTCCGTGGTCAGCTTGGGCTTTGACCGAGTAGCGCTCTGTCTGCTTATCTGGGTTGGTGTTGAGGTCGGCGATTCTGTAAAGTTCGCCGTCGTAGCCCATGACGTATAAGTTCGCCAGGTCGCGCACCTCTCCCGATTCCATCACTTGGCCGCTGTTGGCCAGAATGTTGCGGAAGCGGCGCTCTGTCGCCGTCTTTGCGTCGGCCACGAATGCTGCGTTGATGTGAGTGGTCTTCATGGTTTTGTTTTCCGTGCCGAACGACACGCACAAAAAATCCCCGGATTTTTGTCCGGGGTTTTGTGGTGTGCTTAGGCGTACTTGATGCCGACGACCTTTGTGATTTTGATGATGTCGCTCTGGTTCGTCGCGCTGATGTTCGATGTGCCCCAGGTGGAGTTCCATGCCATCGCGCCCGAGTGACTCACGGCCGTGCCGCTGATGCTGACGTTGGTCATGTTGAGGTATGCTTTCGGGCTGCCGCCTCCGACGTATTTGCAGCTCATAAGTGAAATGTTGCTGAAGCCCGTGTCTGCTTCTGCTCGCGTGAAGCCCACTTGTGTGCCGCCGTCGATGGTCGACTTGAAGTAAATCTCAACCGCGTCAAAGTTGGCGATGGAGCTCGATAAGACAACTGAGCTCGGGCTCGTGCCGGATGTGTTCGAGAAGAGTGTCGTGCGGATCGTTGACCAGTCAATCTTGGGGCCAGTTACTGCATCGTCTGCAATCTTAGGAGTCGTCACGCTTCCGTCTGCGATTGATGCTAGGCTCTGGGCTGCGCCGCCTTGCGTGATGACGCCCGCGCCGATTGTGGTGACGTTGGTGCCGACTAGGATCGTGGCGAGGACCACGTAGTAAGCGATGCCGCCTGTGGCTCCGTCGGTTGTGATTGCTGCGCGAATCTGCGCTTCGGTTGGCGCTGATGGGTTTGCTGCGACCGTGCCCTTGACTGCGATGATTCCGCAGGCGCTTGGGTTGTCCGTAGTGGTGCCATCGCCTGTGCTTGGGTTGTCTACGTAGGCCACGATGGCATCGACGCGGTTGTTGGTTGCTGGTGCGCCGTCCAGGGTGACCTCGACTGGTGCGCCGGAGCGGTTGTTGATTGTGAGCTTGTTGTTGGCGTTGTCTTCTGCGATGGCTACGTCGCGAACGCTTGCGCTGCCGCCGAGTTGGACGGTCATGCCTGTCTTTGGTGCGCAAGTCCAGCCGCTGACAATGCCGCTCGTGAAGGCTGATGCGATGTCGTTCAGGGCGTTTGGCGATGTTCTGCCGTCGAATGCGCCGTTCGTGCCGATTGCATTATTTGGATTGGTCATTGGTTTCCTCCGTGGCCTTTTGGCCGTTTAAGTAGTCTTGGAAGGATGCGATGCGGATCGTGATTTTCTGCTCGCCGCATCGTTTGCAGTTGATGTGTACGTCCAGGCTCTTCTCTGTATCGCCAATCACGCGGCCGCACTTTGGGCAGTTGATTTTCATTCGCCCTCCGTTCTGATGCGCTTGACCTCGAAGTAGCATCGGCAGTTCGGGTGCGGTTGTGGAATGAGCCCGTTGTCGTTCCATTGGCTCGGCTCCCATTCGATTGGTGTGCCTGCGTCGAGTGTATTGCCGTTTACGAGCTTTGTCTTTTTGTCGATTTTGAAGAAGCTCTCGAAAGCCTGGCCGATGGTGGTCTTCTGGCCGTCCATGGCTGCGCAAACGTCGCAGGTTATTCTGTCATGCGAGCATCTCCAGGTTGCTTCAAACTTGAAGCCGGTTCGTTGCTCCCATTCGCGGAAGTCGTCAATCTGGACGGACTTGAAGGCGTAGGTCGTTTCGGTGCGCGCAATCATCGCCGCGCGGTAGCGTGGGATTGCTTCCATGAGCTTCTGTTCGATTTCTCGGGCTGTCAGCTCGCGTGTGTTCTCAAGGACGGCGCGCATCTGGTCGCGGACCTCCTTGTCGTAGCCGATGACGATCTGACTCGCTCTGGCTGCGATTCTGTCCGTGATTGCCGGGTTTAGCGCGATGACCTTGAGCTCTTCGTTGAGTGCTTCGACAACCTCCGGCTCATCGATGAGTTCCAGCAAGCGTTCGAGTGCTTTTTTCTTGCCCTTTTTGCCCTCCTGGATGAGGAGTTCGGTCACGCGTTCGATGACTTGTCCTTGGCTGAGTCCTGGGTCGTTGCGCATGATTGCCGCTGCCATGTCTACAAGGACGCGGTAGAGCTTCTGCTCTTCGGCGTTTAAATCGTCGAGGCTGTCATGGCTGCACTGGCAGGTGCGCGCATGAGAAGAATGTTTGTCGGCTGCGAGTGCCGGCGTTGAAGTAGTTTGATTATTGTTCCCTGCCAGTGTCTTGTTGTAAATGCCCGCAGCGACTCTGAGCCACGGTTCTGATAGTTCGAGCGCCTGGACTGTCGAGGTTGGGTCTGCGCCTGCGCTGATGAGCGCGGTTAGGGTGTCGGCGTTCTTCTTGCTCGTTTCGGCCTTTACGCTTGCGCGCTCGGTAAGCTCTGGGATGTCCAGCTCGAATTGGATCGCGTAGCCGAGGCCGCCTGTGATTCTGTCGAGTTCGAATTGGAACTGGCTCCAGAAGCCCATCAATGCTGGGAAGACGCGGTTGCGGATGAATTGCTGCTGGCTGAGCTCTGCGTTGCTGTACTTGGCGCTGCTGTCGTCGCCTAGGATGAAGTTCGAAACGCCGACGGCCTTGTTTAAGCGGTCATTGACGATTTCGACAATCTCCTTGATTGCGAGCGTGTTATTCGGCGCCTGGATCGTCTTGACCTCAATCTGGTCTTGGGTCTGGCCGGTGCTTGGTAGCATCTGTCGCCATGCGTAGACGGTCTTGTTGTGATTCTCTGCGCCTCGGAGCTTCGATTCGAGCTCGTAGCGTGTCTGCTCGTACTTTTCGCGCGTGCTTGCCGTGATGAATGTGATTGTCTGTGGGATGGCTCCGTTCTCAAAGAATGCGCGCTGGTACTGTGCGATCAAGTCGTCCGTCTGCGCCCATGCTCTGGCTGCTGTTGCTGGACTGACGCCCTTGAATGGGTCGTCTGGGCTTCGGCTGAAGCGGAGCGTCATGACCTCGTCTTTGTGGAGTTCGACCTGGGGGCCGTCTTCTGCAATGACGTTCCAGACGATTTCGTGGCCGTTCCAGCTCATTGCCTGGCCTGGGATGATCGTGTAGCCGATGACCTTGTCACGTTTGTCTTTGTGGACGTGAATGAAGAGCTGGTCTTTGGTGAGCCAGGTCGCAAACATTAAGTCCGCAAACTCTGCCCAGCCCATCTCGTCGTTCGGGTAGTCGAGCAGGTTTAGTTCTGGTGTGGCGTTGCGGTTCTTGATCTTCTCGCCTTTGTCATTGACCGCAAAAGGCCTGACCATCTTCATCTCGTTGATGAGCGGTCGGACCTGTGCGAATAAGTTCTCGTAGTCGCTGCACATTGGGCTCAAGTGGAAGGCTTGGCGGATTTCCTGTGCCACTCGCTGTGATTGCTGCTCGCGGTAGTTGCGCTGGCGTGCGTTGCGTGCGTCTAGGATTCTGTCGATGAAGCTCATTTCTTCGTCCTCCTGCGAGTCTTTGCCGGTTTCTTCTCTTCGATGACTGCTCCGCTCGCTTCTACGAAGTCGTCGATGCTCTCGTAGATGAATTTGCCGTCCGTGAAGAATGGTAGCCTCGTGACGCCTGCGAAGATTGCCTCCTTGCATAAATGCGAGCCCTCTGGGCTTGCGAAGCTGAGTTTCTCGATCTGAAGTCCGGCAGCGTTCGCCTTGGCGGTTTGCTTCTCGCCCCATTCCTTGCGGTTGCCGCACATTGGGCAGTCCTGGTAGACGAGCTTAATCGTCGCCATTTTCGGCCTCCGTCTTCTGTGCCTTTGCCATCGCCTCGTCAATCAGCCTGTCGT